GTAATGCCCGTCACAAAAATGTAAGTGTCAAGCTCTACAACAATCCCGGCTTGTTCTTTGACAGAGCCGGGTCTTGATAGCACATGTGGAGATGTTAATGTAGCCATGCTTTACCTTATGCGAATGCCGCAACATTCGGCTTCGCTGCAATCACTTGCAGCAATGTTGTCTGTTTTTGTAATTCAGTTACCATTTGGCCGTCTTTTTGTGTCGCGGATGCGCCCGCGCCGGACGCGGCAATGGACGGTATAGGCGATCCGGGTTTAATCGTGAAGTCGCCGCCCGCCGCCATGCGTCCAGCCTTTGAGATTAAAAATCCGCCTTCCATATCCTGCTGTGTTTTCATTTCCTCCGTCTGCTTCTCCTGCTGCTTAAGTTTATCGGCCTCCAGCTTTGCCGCCTTCTCAATAGCGGACTGCTGTTTCTTGGCCTCTTCCTCTTGCGCCTTCGCCTCTTTTTCCCGGTCTGCGTTGATCTTGCTCCAAACCTTGTCCGTTTCCTTCGCCGCCTTCCATTGGTTGTCAAAGTCTTTGCGTTTTTCCGGGGATACTGTGGGGCCAAGCTCAGGCTTTGGGTTCAAGATATCGCCAAAAATAGAATCAACATAACTTGAATCTGCGGGCTTTTGCAGCATGAAAGGCACGGATGTTTTCAAATCAGAAGACGGTCCAGCAATAGGGAATAATGTAGCCTGCTGGCGTTCCTTTTGTGATTCGATATTGATTTGCTTTTCTTCCTGCGCCATGCGTGCGGCTTTCGTGGAATCAAAATTAGCAAATCCGGCCTTTGCCCATTTTGCGGCATTGGTATCCTTCATGTCTATTTCGCTGCTTGTGGCCGCAGTAATCGCAGACGGGATAAAAGTTGCCACGGAAGCAGCTAATTCCGTTGCTCCCATGATCTTTTTAAGCGTGTCTGTGATTGCCTCGGATTCGCGCAATGCGGAAATCCATTCCGCCCATGCTGTGGCCGCCGTTGTAATAGATGGGGCAAGCGAATTCGCAAGCTCTACACCAAGTCCTTTGGTCGCCATTGACAGCGCAAGCATGGCGTCCTCCGCATCGCTCGCTTTTTTGGCCATGCTCTCATCGAAAACAAGCCCCATCCCCTCCGCCTTGTTGATCATGTTCCCAATCTCTTTTGATCCCAAAGAAAGCATATTGATCATGTCTGCGCCGGACTTGCCAAAGAAGTCCGTTGCAAGAACGACCTTTTGCTCCTGTGTCTCAAGCTCGGCAAATTTATCGGAGATGATGCCTATTTGCTCTTCCAATGGAAGCCCAAGCAAATCCTTTACTTTCAGTCCGTACTTCTCAAGCGTCTTTGTTGCGGCATCCTGGCCATTCGCCGCGTTGCCGATTAGCTTCTGGAATTTGGATATGCTGCCGCTCAATGCTTCAGTGTTGCCGCCCACAACATCGGAAATGTAGGAAAGGCCGGAAAGCGATTTGATTGAAACGCCAAGTTGCTGCGCCATTTCCGCTTGTGAATCAATAAAGGCGAGTGATTCCTTGATACTGCTCGCTATTGCGCCTACGCCAAAGGCTGCGGCAAACATTCCGCCAACGCCTGCAAGCGTGCCGCGTAATGCGCCCACCGCTGCGTTTAGCTGCCCCGCTCCACTTGTGGCCCCTGCAAATGGATTTGTCTTTTTCTGCGAATTCGCCCATTTACTGTAACTGGATACATGCGCCTTGGCCTCATTCGCCCCACGGCGCACACCTTCCGCATTTGCGGTAAACATTACTGATATGCTACTCAGCCTGGCCATTGTCAACCTTCTTCCTATTGTCCGTAAACTTGATTAACCCGCCCATCATTGATGCCATCCGCTCCGCCACCGCGATTTGCTCTTCCTGTGTCTGCGGCCTCCATGTCAGCTTATTGTTGCGCCGCGCAATCGGCATATAATCCAGCGGCTGTGATGTTTTGCCACGGCCTCTATTGGCGCGGCAATTCTCCACCGTTGCGGAAATAATGCCTGCATTCAACTGTTCCAACTCGCTGCCCCAAGGCTCTACACTGTAATACACACACCAAAGGTTAAATTCTTCCAAGTCCATCCGGTCCTTTAGTTCCCGCAATGTGCAGCCTAAAAGCCCGCAGATGCGAAACTGCATCATTAACCGGAAGTTTTCAATCAGTTTTTTTCCGTCCCCCCGGCCTCGTTCTCCGCCTCCTCTATATCCGCTACGCTTAGATTGATGCCGTTCTGCTTCATACAGGCAAAGAATAAATCCCGCACAAATACGGTATCCATGTCGCGTATGTCCTGCACGTCACCATCGCTGAAAACGCGCAATCCGTCCTCGTCGCAAACGGTCTCAAGTATCACAGCGCAGACGTAATCCGCATATGTCGCCGCGCCGTCGTTGTACTTCTTGCGCACTTCTTCTATGCGCTCGCTCGCCCCTATGCTCCACTTGGCGACCCCCACACGGGAGCCGCCAATATCTATGATGGAGTGCTTGGGCTTGCCAAGGTTTTTAATGGCGTCTTTTATCACGGGGTAATATCCTGCGTGCCTTCACCCGTCATCTTAAACGTTGCCGTCCAGACCTGAAGGGTTTCAAGCTCCATGCTCATGTCAATCCCCGTGCAGAATGCAGACCCCGCAAGGCTTACGCCAGACGACCATGCCACCGTAAGCGTTGCCGCCGCGGATGTTGCCATCGCTTTATAGTCCGTGCCTGTGTCGCCCTGAAACTCAATTGTAACCTCGCCCAAATCGTAGAGTGTGCCGGGCATAAAGGTATGCGCGTTTGTGGTTCCAAGGTGTGAAGTCTGGATTGATTCGCGTTTGAATGCGCCACTCCACTTGATTGACATTACCTCCCCAGACCATCCGGAAAAGGTAATTGTCGCTCCTGTACCTAACATTGGTGCTGTTGCCATTTGGATTTTCTCCTTATGTGTTTGGCGTTACGTTGTAACCAATTTTCAAATTGATAACCCGCTGGAACAAAGGCGTTGACCCACCATCCGGAGGCGGGTCTGTGCCGTCATACGTGTTTTTAATATGCAGCATTTGCACGGTGCATGTATCGCTGCCCACTGTCACCGTGCCACGATAGCCCGCCACTGCAAGCCTGAATTTATCTGCAAGCTGGCGCATTTGCGCGTCGGTGTCCGCAAATACATCAAACTCTATATCCGCCACTATAAGACCGCTCTCGCCAGTCAAGTGGTATGTATGGTCATCCGATGATCGGAAATATGTTATGTATGGCCGCTTTGCGCTTTGTGGCACGGAGAAAAGCGGGTAAATGCGCGTACCGATAAGAGTGGACACGTCCGAGTCATCCAGCAGCAATTTGCGAACGGCATATTCTGGTTCGAGTTGCGCCATTACAATGCTCCTGTGGCGCGGAGGAATGCCCGCTCTTGCCGCTTCATGCGGGCTTCGGCCTTGGTGCCTATACTCTTGACCGCGCTCAACAATTCATTTGAAAGCCTGCTTTCAAATCGAGAAATAATCGCTACGCGGTTGCGCATAAAAACAGGTTCCCAGACGGGAGTTGCTTTTATTCCGGGGTGCTTGCCGCCCTTTGTGCCTGCGATATGTGGCCTGACACCATTGGGGCCACCAAACCAATGCGCCATTTTTGCATAGTCAAACTGCCCATTCTGCCCTGCCCTGCGCTTGCGTTTTGTTGTGAATTCCCGGTCAAGCACAGGCCCCACCATTGACCATGAAATGGCCTTGCGCCCGCCTTTGCCAATATTCTTGGACTTGATCCCTATACTGCTTGCCATTTGACGGCGCGCCCTGCTATCCAATGTTGTAAGCCCGCTGATTGCCGCCTGCTTTGCAACGCTTACATGTGGGGTCATTGCAGCAAGTGTTGACTTATAAAGCGATTCCTTGCGCACACGCGCATCAAGTTGCGAAAATGCGTTAAGCGTTTCCGTGATTCCGGCAATCTGTATTTTTGAATCGCCTATCATCTTAAATGCCTATCGGGTTTCCGGCATCTGCGGCAGGTGCAGGCTCGCCGTTAATGTCTGGCTTGCTGCCACCAGGCGCAAGTACTATCCATCCGTCCTTCAGAGCCTGCGCAACACGGGACTCGGACAATTCAATGACCGCGCCCGGATACACCGTGCGCCCGTTATCGCCTTGGAATGCCTTCAAAACC